CGAGGGGAAATAATGGCAAACTATATTTTGAACAACACAGAATTTGATAAATACGTCACCGTGGCGTGGGATAACGAAGCGCAAAGAATCGCTGACGCAGGGCTAAAAGTGCCCAAGAAATGCGGCGATGGATTTATGGCCGGACTTGCCGCCAAGCACGACAAGTGCATTAACCCTATCCGGATAGACGGCAACCCTTACATCTGTGGCCGCAACATCGTTCCGCTTGACGATCCGTATTTCTGTCCGCAATGCAGCAAGGCGATAAAAGCAGAATTAGAAATAAAAACAAGCGAACCACAGGCGCAAGGAGAGCCGGTACCGTTCTGACATAGTTGGGCAGGAATACGATATGATCGTTTAACTAACGGCCATTTGCGGATTAAATATGGTAGGTATTACATGGTACCAAGAAACGTAACGGGGGTGGGAATAACCATGAAACAGAAAAGACCATTTAATGAAATGTTAGCTGCTGCCAATAGAGTTAAAGAATTGTTGGCACCGCATTGTTACAGATGTGAAATAGCCGGGTCTATCCGAAGGGAAGCTGCAATGGTGTCCGATATAGAGATTGTCGCCATTCCCAAGCCTTATGATGTGGGCTTGTTTGAATCCGGCATTGCAACGGTTGTTAAACGCTGGGAAAAGGTTAAAGGCGAATTGCCATGTAAATATACACAGCGCATTTTATCCGACGGAATAATACTTGATCTTTTTTTTGCCATACCAGAAAATTGGGGTTTGATACTTGCCATCAGGACAGGTTCTGCGGAATTTTCGCATAAGATTTTAGCTAACAGGTGGGTGCGGTATGGATATAAATCAGAAAATGGAATGTTAATTAAGGATGGTGAAAAAATACCGGTACAAGAAGAGTCTGATCTTTTTAAAATACTTGGTATGAATTGGATAGAGCCAAAAGAACGTCAATGGTTAGGAGTGTAGCAATGAATGATTATGTAATGATAACCACATTGGCCGTTTTTTACGGCCTGGTTGACTACAATGTTAAGGGCATCCTGGTTGATGCTGGCAAATGGGCAACGATGCCTGACTATCTCAAAGGCTGGAGTTGGCACTTGTCAATCTGGGCAATGTACGCTGTAACCGTCCTGCTCATTGCTCCGTCTTTCCGTCTGTTCTTCTGCTCTGTCCTGGGCATGATGACCGAGGACGTGATCTACTGGCTAAATCGCTGGATTGTTACCGGCAAGACAAGCCTTAAACCCCCGGTTATCGGCTTAGTTGATACGCTGGCAGACCGGCTCTGGTATTTTGGCCTGATTTTATTTACGCAAATTTTGATATTCATTTTGAGTAAATAAAAAAAGCCGGGTTGTAGTCCCCGGCCTAAGAAAAAAAAACTATTTTTGAAGGCAGTTAATCAGACTGTTAAATAGCACTCTGGCACCTTCCGGGCGAGCGCACCAAACGTGCCGGAGACCATCCGGCGACTCTGGATAGCGGCTGTCCCAAGATACAAGTATGCCAGCTCTCTTTCTGATTATTACTATCCCCTTTGAAAAATACAAGATTTTCATTTATTCCCCCTGTATAAAATAAATACTATAAAAGTGATCCCCTGTGACAGGCCTGCCCAATCCTACTATTGGCAAGCCAACGGGCCCGGTGTAGTTACCGGGTAAAAATTATTTAGTCCAATACTCAACACGGGAATATTGGGTCGAACGGCCATCGTTCCAGGCGATGGTGTACCCTGTGCCGAAGTGCCCTTTGTACGGAGCAATGATCGGGTCCACTTTCCGACTAACATACCCCTTAAACCAGGCGGTATGATGCAGTTTGTAACCGGCTGTACTCAGTTCATCTTCGCTTCCCATTTCCGGCATTGCTGCCAGTAAGCGTTCTTTTTCATTTCTTGTTGCGATCTTCATCTTGATCTCCTTGCTGAAAATTATTTATTTAACAAAACGCCATTTCTGGCGATGTGTTTAGAAAGAAGTGCTTTGGTCATTTCGCTGGTCATGGTTACCAGGGCTTCCTCAGCATCCTGAAGAGATAGCTCTGGCGTCCCCCCCTGACCCATGAACAGGCCAGAGTTCGTCGTGATCGTTGTCGAATAGTAAGAATCATCAATCGCCACGAGTTCAGTTTCGATTCTCAAAATTTCCATCTTTTTCTCCTTGCCGGGGTTTCCGGCTTTTTTTTTGTCATCAACTGTGGTAAAGATAGCAAGGCAACCAGGCTATTGCCGTGACAAATATCACAACACAAAAAAATAATTCCGGCTTTTCTGAAATATTTTTGATGTAATTCAGCCAAATTTCAAGGCCATAGCCTTGATTTTTCCTTTTTCAAGGCTATGGCCTTGATTTTCTTAATTTGCATGAACAGAATTATCCTATATATTCCGCAATCAAAAAAAGGCGCAGCCTATGTCAATAAGATTTTATCATACACCAACACAAAGACCTGGCTCTATTTAACCCTTGATAATATCAGGGCTACAGTCAAGGCCTGCTCCAGACGAAACTTTATTCTTAAAATATTGGATCAGACAAATCGAAAAAAGAAAAGTTTTCTTCGGGGGGCTTTTTCTTTTCTTTTTTCTCTCTTCTGAACTGGACTTGTCTCTTTATTTCTTTTCTTTTACAGCCGGTTTTTAAAAAAAACAGGTGATTCTATAATATAAAATATAAAATCGCCCCCGATTTTTTTAAAAATCACAGAATTTGCAATTACAATTTTAAAATGGTAAAATTTGCCCATGAATAAAGATCAAAACATACCATTAACGCCCCGGCAAATGCGATTTTGTGAAGAGTATATTATTGATAATAATGATCGGCAAGCCGCAATACGAGCGGGCTATAACGTCAAAAGTGCTAAACAGCAAGGATGGCGATTGCTTACTTATACCAACGTTAAGGCGTATATTGCAAAATTGCAGGATCAAATCCGCAAGGACAATGCAATATCAATCAAGTATGTTATGGACAATCTAAAATCGGTTGCCGAGCGATGTTTGCAGATAGAGCCGGTGCTGGATAAGACTGGCAAAATGACAGGTACATATAGATTTGACCAGGCTGGAGCTAACCGGGCGCTTGAGCTTATGGGCAAGCAGATAGGTATGTTTGTGCAGCGGGTCGAGGACGTTACGCCGGTCGATAAATATGCTATTGCTGATCGCTTGCAACGGTTAGAGGCCTTGCGCATAGCCGCCACAACAGGCACCATATACCACCCACCAGAGCCAGAGCAGCCAGCGCCAGAGCAGCCGGGCAATCCACAAGAGCCAAATTAACCATGCTCAACGTACTAACTGCAGATCAATTACAGGCGTTGCCCTTGCCGGAGCAGGATTTGTATCTCGATTTGCTTGACGACGAGGTACGCCACCGGGAAAATCACCCACTTAACTATTTTATTCCAACGCAACCACAGATGGACATGATCCAGGCCGTATCTAAGCGCAACGATACCGGCAAGCGGCGATTTGTCCAGACCAGCAGTAACCGTAACGGTAAATCAACAGGCGTGATGGCGCTATTGGCCGCAATCGTCACCAATAACCGGTTTGGCGTTTGGTCATTATTGCCAGAGTGGACTTACAGCCGCAAGGTGTGGATAGTGGCAAATAGGGATAATGTAAAGGAAAACTTGTTAGATATATTTGATCATTACATCAAGGGCACAGCGTATGATGCTTATAAGGATGGCAGGCATTATAATGCACACTATCATTTCCCCAGCACGGGATTTGACTTGTATGTCAAGACCTACGGCCAGGCGGACGACAGCTTTGAATTTACAACGGTTGGTATTGTGGTATATGACGAGCCGCCCAAAGCGTCAATTTGGGAAGCGGTCAAATCCAGGCTGATCCAGGGCGGTTTGATGCTGATGGGTGCAACGCCGCTATTTGGTGCAGGCTATCTATATGATGACGTGTTGTTGGTTGCCGGGCGGCCAGATACGCTGTATTGGCATCAAGAAGCGCCTATCTATAATAATATTGTGGACGATGGCTATTGGTACAAAACCAACGCCAACAAGTTGCGATTCTTGCGTCCGGATCAGGTGGGTGAGTACGCCAGGGTCAGCGCTACGGGTGTAGATTGCGGGTCATTACCAGGCGTATGGACGGATGACGAGTTACGGGCGTATGGCTATGACGATGATGTTGTGCAGATAATTGCCGGAGAGCGCAAGGGCAAATTGCCGCTCTTCGAAATCAGCCAGTCAATTAGAGATTTTGAAAAAGATGACGAGACCTACGACGCCCGGGTGTACGGGCATTTCAAGTTTTTATCGGGTGCTGTGTATAAGACGTGGGTCAATCACCGGGACAATATATTTATCGACATACCGCCAGCCAACGATCAGACACAGTATATGCACAGGCTGATCATTGATCCGCACGATAGGCGGCCACCGGCAGCGGCGTGGGAACGTATAGACGAGTGGCATCGCAGGTACATTATCCGTGAGTGGCCGAGCCAGGCTGATGATTGTTACGGGCGTAGACCATACGAGCAGATAGATAGCGCAGAGCCGTATGTTATTGCGGATTACGTCCGGATGTGGCTGGAGATTGAAATTGAGTACAAAATCAAAAATACCGAGCGCAATCCTGTTGTCGTGGTCATGGACCCTAACTTTGGGCGCAAGCCGAATGCGGTGACGGGCAAAATGGTCTGGGAAGAGTATGCAGACGAGTTCCGCAAGCAGGGCAGTCCGAGACCAATCCGTACGGACGTGATAGATGATCTGATGGCCGGGCACGACAAGGTGAGAGAAATGCTCAAGCCGACACCGGACGGTGATTACATGATGTACGTTGACCGGGGCTGTCTCAACATTGACAACTATATGCGCAAGTACAAGTATAAGGAATGGTCGGGGCATACGGCAGACACCAGGGCGCAGGCGGAGGGAGTGGAAGAGAAATTTAAAGATTTTTGTGATCTGATACGATATACGGCGATGACACCGATATATTTCGACAAGCGAATAGCTCCGGCGTGGACTGATCCGTACCACCGGGCATTCCTGCAGGCGGAGGCATCAGGCAAGCCGCTTAGTCCGGTGGCAGTGCAATCTGACTTAGCTGATCGTGTCAATAAGTTGAGATCAATGACAAGGCCAAAGAATGTATAAATATACAATTTGCATTTTTCCGTTATCTAATATTAGATTCCGGCAAAAATTACAACAACGGGGTGATTTTGGGACGCTATAAGGACAAGACGGGCGACGACGAGCTTATACTTAATATCGTCCAGCAGCATACCACCGAGCAGGTGCCGTGGCAGAAGGAGTATGCGGAGCTTGACGAGGGCTATGCTTTCCTGGGTGGCGAGCAATACACCGGCGAGGAGAAATCGTGGTGGGAATTGCAGCGTCGAGCGTCACGGGTCTACAATCACTACCTACCAATTTACAACACAGTTCTTGGCGATTTCCTGACCAATGACCAGCGGGTGCGGATATTTCCGTTGCCGGGGGGGGCTATACAGACGGCGGGCGCACTGGAGAAGTTGCTCACGCAGATCAATGATGACAACGATTCAAAGTATGTGTTCGGGTTTTGGGGATTGTCCGGGTTGATCAAGCGTGGCTTTGTCTATCCAAGATTCTCTGATGAGCGTTATCCGGATGGCAGTGTTGTTTTCGGCCCGATGGACAACTACGAAGTGGGCTTTGATAGCCGGTCGAAGGATTATTATCTGGATGACGGTTGGTATATGTGGCGTGGCCGGTGGGAAACCTACGATGATATTCTACTGAGAGCACCCAAAGAGCGTCGGGATAACATTCGCAGTTTCCTGGATGACAAAATGCACAATGGATTTTGGGACGGGATAGAGGATCAGCGCATATCAAAGGTTTTGAGCAATACGCAATATGTCAATGAAAAAGAAGGCAAATACTTTGTGCTTGAGTGGCATTACAAAGAGTATGAGGATTGTGTCGTTGCTCTTGATCCGGCAACAGGCGGGACACAGGTACTTGATTTTAATGGTGATGGGAAAGTAGTCGAGAAAAAATTTGCTGTTTACAAGATGCAGCATCCTGGCGCTGTGATAATTGAGCGCAAAATGAAAAAGAAGAAAATTTGCGAAATAATTCCCGGCATGATGACGGTACTTGACCGGCGGTATGCGGACTTGCAGGATGAGACCTTTGATTTCATTCCATTTTCGGCTTATCCGTATGCACGCAAGGCGATAGACTATTTTGGCATACACCGTAACGCCAAAGACCCGCAGGTCGGGTTCAACGAATGGGAGAATCAATCTGAGCAGATCGTAAAGCGTATTGCCAACCCGGGTGCATTATTTAAGGGGCAGTACATACTGAATAAGGATGTTGCCCTTGCCTTTGGTGATCAGCCTGGCGTAAACATAGAGATTGATGGTAATACCAACTTACCGGTGAGTGACATATACAGGCTAAAAGATGCTCCGCAATATCCGTTTGCGTCCAACGATCAGGCGCTGCGCAAACTCGACTTTCTCCAGAAGGTAACGGGGGTAACGCCCAATTTAGGCGGTACGTCAGAGACACGGGATGAAAACGCCAGCCTGTTTGCACAGCGAGTAAGTCAGGCCAAACAATCATTGCAAACTATATATCATTCTTGGGCACGATCAAAGCGCAGGATGTATGACAAAGTTGTGTCGTTGATCCAGGAAAATTACACGACACAGAAGGTTTTCTATGTAACTCAGAAGAATCAGGCCAACGGCAATGTAAACCCTGAAGAGCTTATCATAAATCAGCAAGTTGCCGGGCAGATAGTTAATGACATGAGTGTAGGCAGGTATCGGGTTGTGGCGGAAGAGATGGATGCAAGCCAGAGCGCAAAGGCGATACGGTTTACCGAGCGGTTAATGATAGCCGAGAAGGTGCAGCAGTTGTATGGTGCAGCGGTGCCAATCGAGTGGTTACTTGGTGAGAGTGTTGATCTTGGAGATATGGCCGATGTAATCAGGAGCGTACAAGAGCAGACACAGGCAAATATGCAGATGCAACAGCAGGCAAACGCATTGCAGACAACAGGTGCTATACAGCAATTGGCGCAAAGTCAAATGGCGATTAGAGATCAAGGTGTAGATGTGGCACAAAATCAGGGTCAACCAGGCCAGCGCAGGCAAGGTTCCTGATTACCGTCACACGCATAGATAGATAGTGATTACCGGATTCCCGTTATTGGCCCGGCAATCGAAACCGAAACAGCGGATTCTCTCCCGAATGGTAGACCCGCAAAATGAAGGAGTTTTAACATGGGTGACGAACGGTTGATTGACATTGATGATATGACAGAATCCGAATTGAATGATACTTCGGGTGAAGATGCTTCGACAGGCAGCCCGGAAGGCAACGAAGGTTCTGTTGAATCAAATGATTCTGGAGCGGCGAAACAGGCGGAAGGAAATACCGACAAGAAATCGGAAGCCGATAAGGAGCCAGAGCCGGTAAAGAAGAAATTTGAAGAAATGTCATCCGACGAGAAGGTGGAACACTTACAGAAACGGGTTGTTGATCTGCAATCTGGCTATACAAAGGAACATGGCACCCGGCAGAAGTTAGAGCGGGAATTGGCAGACGCAAGAATCGCAAAGCTCGAAGCCGGTGGCGATGAAAAATTTGATGAACTGTCAGAGGACGATTTAGACGAGCTTTCTTCTTTCGCCCGGAAAGAATACGAGGCGGAGCGCAGCAAGCACGAAGAGGCTATGGCCAATTCAACGGCCAGCGTGATTCGGGAACTTGCGAAAACACAGGAAGAAGAAATTGTATCGTTTATCAAAGATCAGTATGGTGTTGATATTGACTTGTCAAAAAGCATGGACGATCAGCCGGAAGAAGTTAAAGCTCTTGATGGCCAGATGAAGAAAGTTGCAGATTACTTACAGGCCAAAGCTGTAAGGCTCGGTGGGACTGGCAAGTATAAGTATTTTCTTGCAGAGCAGTTTCACGATGCAAATCTAATTGTAAACAGAGACGAAATATTGGCAGCGGAGAGAGCAAAAGCGGCGGCGGAAATAGCAAGCTCGGTAAGACGTGCGCAGCAAGGTGGAAGTAGTTTTGATCGCCACCCTTCGCAATCGGGCGCTACACGTTCGGCGAGATCAGTACAGGATAGTAATTTATCCGGCATGGATATTGACGATATGAGCGAAGCCGAACTTGATTCTCTTCTTGCCTAAGAATAAAAAATAGGAGATAGTCACAATGGCTAACACGATTTTTGAACACGCCTTTACAGGCAACGACGAGATAAAACTCGCAAACAAGATGAATTTTGAAACGCTGAAACGGACATTCTGGAATAAATGGCTTGGCTACACTTCCAACGAGGGGCGAATGGTCAGGGTTGGAAATGGGGTTTTGCCAATGACCACTTCAGCGCCCGTGGTTGTGCATCGTGAATTGATCAGTCAAGGTGGAGACGTTCTGAAAGTCCCGATGCTCCGTAAACTTGACAACTTGCCGAAATTCGGTAATTCGCAACTGAAGGGCTTTGAAGAAAAACAGGCTGTGTCCTGGATGTACTGCGCTGTTGATAATGTGCGTCATGCTGTATTGCAGCAGGAAGGCGCAATGTCAGCACAGACAACCAAAGGAATGAAGCTGTTGGAGAACAGTAAACCGCAGTTGTCAAACCATTTTGCCCGGTGGCTGAATGCGAATCTGACCTATGCCATGTACAGCGGCCATTCCTACAACATCCTTGTTGGTAGTGGCCGGTATGCCAGCCATTCCAAAATCGAAGTTATTTCACATCCGCATTTCTTCACTGCCGGAGCGGGTAAGGTCTCTTATTCTGCTGGCAATCCTTCAACTGCTGGTTATGAGACATCAGTTGGTACGGCAATCACCAACCTGGGTGTGACGAATGTATTCGACATGGACTTGATTAGCTCGTTGCAGACGAACGAGTATGTGCGAAACATCGAGCCGATAATTGCCAAAGATGGTACGTTGTACCGGTTGCTGCTGGCGCATTCGTGGCAGATTAAACAATTGGAAGATGATTCAAACTTCAAGAGTTTGGCCAATTCCGCATTTGTTCAACAGATGGCGAAGGACAATCCGTATATCGCAGGTGCGAAATACTTTGTTCATGGCTTCGCAATCTTTGAAAATGACACGGCGGTATGGCCGCTCACAACGGCTTCTGGTCTTCCGGTTTATGGTCCGTCAACAGTTACCAACCTATCATCCTTTGAAACTTATTCGACAGGAACGAAATTCGGCGCAATGATTCTTGGCCAGAATGCTTTGGCTTATTCTCAGGGTTCCGGTATGCGTTTTGTTGGTGAAAGTGACGACTACGGTGCCAGGGTTGGGCTTGGTTATGAAATAATCGACGGTGCGGCAAGAAACGATTTCTTCAATCATGATGATGGTACTCTTGGTGAGGCTAAGAAGTTGATCAACCAATCATCGGCTATTGTAGGAACGTACTCGCCGAATCCTGGGTTCTAATTAAGGGCGGCAGCAATGCCGCCTATGTTTAACACTAAAAACGTGAGGTGATAAAATGGGTGATGTTTATATTGGCAAGGTTATCATGCGAGACAAGGAAATCTCTAAATACTCGTCTCATACCGGCGATCTTGTTATTTTCCACAAAGAGGCACCGAATGGATTTGCTATCGAAGAAATCTATGCTGCTTCTCCGACCACAGCTAATTTCAATGCGGCACCAAACGGTTCCCTGTTGATCAATACGACCGCATGGACAACCTATCGCAAGACAGGTTCTACCACATGGGCTTTGATTACTCAGGTCTAACAACGTGAAAGGCAGGGGGGGTGTAATGCCCCCCTTTGCTTAATCTAATAACTGGAGATTATATGAAACTGTATCTTAATATGGATTTACCGGATGGGATGAAGATGAAATATATCGACCCTGTGACTAAAAAGGTGAGATATGACAAATTACCGGTACGTCTATTCCCGTACGATGCAACAGAAGTGAATGAATCAGATGCGGTGAAATTGCTTGAGCAATCACCACACCAGGTGTCAAAGGCACCATTCAAAACTTCTCCGGCTGCGGTATCAATTTCCAATGGTATCACGGAAGAAGAAAAAAAGAGTATTCTTTTGGAACGTGCTACTTCATGCTTGGCCGTACTTGATGAGGTTGGGAAAGATTTTAGTTTTGTGGAAATCAAATCATGGGCGAAAAAACTTGAAATTGAATTACCACAGGACGTTCAGGCAAATACGGTTGAACAAAACAGGGAAATATGCTTCGAGATTCTGCTTGATGGTATTACCAAATTGCTGGACTCGAAAAGCAATGACATTGCAGATATTCCTGAAACGGCCAAACCGAAATCAGCGGCAGGGCGCAATAAAAGATAGGGGTATGCCCGATGAGTATTGCATACTCCACGCTTAAAGCGGAAATACTGGAGCTATTAGACCTTGATGCTGATGATGCAACTGCTGAAGATAGGTACGGTATTCTCAATGCAGTAAATCAAGCGCAACGCTCTATTTTAAGACAAGTACCTTTGGATCAGGTTGATAATATACTCGAAACGGCACTTGGCAGCCTGCTTGTTAATGTGGCATATTACGCATGGCCTTCAGACTTCATTCGTATTAAACAAGTATGGGTAGATTATGCTGCTGAAATAAGCGATACCAATCTTGGCAAGCCGGTGACAGAAATGCACAACGGGCAATTTGTTATCGGCAATATTGATAAATCACCAAACCCCCAATATCCGAAATTCTTCATGGTGGACGGCGGCTGGGAATTAAGACCAATGCCAACCGCAAATCAAACCAATGGCTACCAGTTGCAATATGTTTACAATCCTCCGGCAATATCAGATTCACAGCCGAGTTTATTGAGAGACGACCTGAAAAACGCTTTGATATTCAGGGCGGCTGAGTTTTCTTCTTTAAAGGGTGGAAATGGCAAGGCTGAATATTTTCAAAAAGTGTTCTTAGAAGAGCTTTCCGGGTTATGGAACAACTCAAAAGAATCGAATAGAACGGGGCAGTAAAAATGAACGTCCTTGAGATAATGACAGCGATACGCAACATACCGGGCCTTGAAACAGAACAAGAGTTAGAGACCAGAGTATTACTGAGATCAATAAATCTTGGCTACCGACATATCGTTTCAGTCCTGCAAAGCCGATTGGGCGACTATTTAAATAGAGCCGACTATGTTGAAACAGTATCGGGAATTACGTTTATATATCCTGAAAATTGTATGCAGGTGATTTCCATAAAAAGGGATTCAAAACTTTGTTCACCAATTAGTTCCAGCGAAAAAAACATTATTGGTGTAAACATAAATTATCCGAGTGATGTGAATAATCCGTTTTATATTGATAATGGCTCTTTTGCATTGATATATCCTGTCATGACACCTGGCACAGTGACTCTGTATTATATTAAATATCCGACAGACTTGTTGTTTGGGTACAGTTCAATAACCGGAGACCCCGGCGTATTAGTGCTGAATGATGATGCCAAACTTGATGACGACTATTACAACATGACAAGGGTTGCAATATATCAGAGAACGGGAGCCAGTTTGGTTTATATAGGCTCCGATCTTGTTACAGACTATCTTGGCTCGACCAGACAAGCATATCTTTCAAGTCTTACGGCGGTGAGTGATATTATTTATGCGTTTATACCAAATATTCCAGAGAAATATCATCGTTATATTGTTGATGCTGCTTTGATTGAAATAGGGAAGTTGGGTCTAATCAATAATGCGGTCATGGAATTATCCGGCGGCGTATTGGCGCAGATGTTAAAGGGAGAATTACAAAATGGCTAATATTGTTGGCAATATCATTGATGATATTCAATTCCGTATCGGTGATCCGACCGGAACGACATTTCGCAGGCCGGTTGTCCTGAGAGCATTAAACAGAGTTTACAAGCGATACAACGAGCGCAATCCAGGGTTAGTAACGAGAGAAACGACATTTACATTCACTGATCTTGATATTAGCTCCAGCATAAACTATAAAGACCTTCCTGCCGATTGGTTAAAGCCATACCGTATGACACCGAAGTTTTTCTACCGGGAAAAGGGCGTTTTCCTGAATGATGAAGATTATACCTATACGATAGACCAGGACGGAGCAAGCAGGCAGATATATTTCGCAAGTGTTCTGGCCGGTGATATTGTGGTACGTTATTACAGTACGGGCTATGTTCTTGTAGACGTGGCTGATGTTTCGGTTGGTGCCGGAGAAACAAATACTCCAGAGTGGCCGGTATTGATCGACGAAGCATTGATAAAGGCTGTCTGCATCGAATTGTCTGTAAACTATCCGATGCTGCCGGCTGACCTGAATGATATGCGCCGCCTTGATTCGGTCATTTACCGCATATCTTCTGATAAGCAATCAACCGACCCGTCATTGATGGGGCCAAACAGAATGAATGACTATATCACCGACTATCAAACTCAGCAGGGATAAGATGATAATTAAACCCGGCGGTATGGCCACAGATGTAGAGGATCACAAACTCGGCATGGTGCAAAGACACCTGGAAGTCAAAAATCTGCGCCAAACAAAGGTTGGATTGTGGGAAGTGGTTAAGCCATATATTGAATTGGATATATTTACATCCGGTATCGTATCTGCTGAAGAGTTTTATTATAAGAACACGGACGAGAGATTTATGCTTGTCCAGTTGTCCGGCACAAATGATTCGGTAAGGCGGTATAATTATTCATCCGGATATTCAAGCACATATACAACAATTTCGTTTCCTTCCGGGGTTACAATACCGACCGGTAATAAGCTGCGATATTTCTTTTACAACAATGTAATCCGCATAACCGGGGCAAGTGAGCCGTTGTGGTATGGGTATATTGACGAGACACTATTTCAGAAAAGCTATTCTGATCTTTATCTTAATTATTTTGAT